TAGTAGAGAATTGGTTTTAAAAACCGCCTCCACACGGCTTACTTTTAAGGATTGCCTTATTTATTCGTATATTTCTGCCGCTGGACATGCTCTGGTAAAAATATTCGATGGAACGGGTATTGATCGATGGATTGAATTTATCCGTTGCAAATTCCAGGCAGATTCAACAAATAGGTCAACTGCGCTTACGAGTGTTTTTGATATTCCTTCAGGAATCGCACAGGGTATGATCGTCCTTGAAGATTGCAAATTAGTTTCGTGGGGTGCTGCTGCTGCATGGGATTCTAGCGCGCGTGGGATTATAAGCAACAATCAGGTTGCAGCTGCGGCTTCTGCCGGTGGCGGCGTGATGACTCATTTATAAGGGCAGAGTATGACTCAAGGGGTGCTAATCGAAGCAATGGCCGCATTAAAAGACGTGAAAAATGTTTCGCGTGAATATGGCACCCCTATTTCTATTAATTACCGAGATGAAGCAGATATTGTTCGGGATTCTTTGGGTATGCCTAAAATGAAAAAGGCTCCTAGCCTTTTGCTTGCTACATATGCGCTTCCGGTAGAATATCAGCCATCTGAAAAAAAACTTGAAGAAGCTGGAATCAGAGAAAAGGTTGATCTTATTGTAAAGACCCCGCTTATCGATTGGATTAATGCCGGGATTGTTACTTTGACCTCTGTGGGGATTTCTTTTTCTGGTATTGATATTATTCGGATGACGGCCATTTTAGATGGTGTTGAGTGGAAGATCGCAGACAAAGGAATACCGGAACGCGTCGGAGAAATCCCACATCATATATCTTTAGGATTGAGGCGTAATTGAATGATAAAATTCAGCAAGAAATATAAAGCTGTACAGGCTCGAATAAAACGATTACCTCAATTAATCGAAGATACTGCTAAAGTCTTACGAAAAGGCGATGCCTATGATCTTGTTATGTATTGGCGAAATGGAATAAAAAATAAATCGCTACGTTTGGCTTCATTGAAAAATACAACAATACGACGAAAAAAATATCTTGGATATACTAAGCCGAGTACTCCTTTGTATGGAGCCGGTGACGAGGCAAAAGACACCTATATAAAAGGTATGCGAGTATTTCCCTTAAAAAAGGGTTGGGCTGTAAAGATGATGCATAGGCGGCATGGAGATGATAAAGTATATCTGGACCAGCTTTTTAATGTGCATGAATACGGCGCAATAATAAATAATGGGAAAGCGATAATCAGAATTCCTTCTCGGCCTGCTATGCATCGAGCATATGAACGAGTATTAAAAGGCATAAAACGAAGAGACCAGAACGATACTATCATGAGAGTTTGCGAAGAATATTTGCTTACGACTCGAAAAGATTTGTACAAACGAATCAAAGAGAAAGCTGAAAAGTGGGAGGGTGAAGTTGGAAAAGCTACTTGATGCCCTCGATTCAACAACCGGATGGACTGCTACGGGATTGATATTAGCAATAAATCAACATCCTGAATATATCGCAGGGAATAATATGTCTTCTTTAATGATTACATTCCCTACAAACAGCAAAGATAAACTCGCTGTAAAATCGATTACATCTGTGGATGTTTCATTGTATAGTGAAGTGATATTTTCAATCCAAAGTTTTAGAAATCCGGTTAATTCTGTTCTAGATATGCCTATGTATTCCGTTGAGTTGTCCTCAGGTCAAATATTTACTATCCCAAGTTTTTCACAATTTGCACAAGTGACAATTCCTATTGATGGATATACAGCAATTACAGAATTCAAAATAAAAGCATTAACAAATACTAATGATATAATTGTTATATCTAATTTATTAGCTGTAAAATCAGAATTACCTATAGATATTCTAGCAGCGGTCAAAACTGAATTAGAAACACATTGTACTACGCTTTTTGGCCGTGGAAGGCAGATTGGAACAGTGACGGCAAATACTGGAGATACCACTATTTCGATTGCCGTTGATTGGTCATGGATTGAAAAATATGCAGTTATTACCATTTATGGGCAAGATTCATATTATGCCTACCACGAAGAAACTCATCAGGTTGATACAGCGGTAAGTGGGGCTGTGACATTTTTATCGACATTTGATGGTGTATCATTATTGCATGATTATGTCTCAGCTAATGTTTATATCGCATTGCCGATTTTAATAGGTAGATATGATCGCGAGGTGATGTTACCTGGCATCATGTTGTGGTATAATAGCCCGACGCCATCAACGAGAAACAGTAAGGCCGAAGTAGAGGCTATTTGTATAGGTCCATTAGGGACATATTACCGACGGGATGGGATGCTTGAAAAATGGAGAATTGTATTTGAAAACGATGCTAGGTCGCCTGAATTAGTGAGTAACACGTCTACGATTTGCAGAAAATTTTTGGCTGGCTCTAAAATATGGGTTAATGGTCGGAAATATTGGTTTGATTGGTCTGACCCCGCTGTTGATGGCGAACCTATTGAGGCATGGGATGTTTTACCAAGGGCCACTTATGAAGTTGACATTGAAATCAAGGAGAGTATATGGGAAATTTTGAAAGCGAAACCAGGGACGATAATACTGACAACAACCCCGGAACTAACATAAAAGGGAAAGCTAAAATAGAATCGAAAAAAGAAAATTCCATTTCTTTTCTTGTTGTTAATAAGGCAAATCAGCCGCGTGAATTTATGGTTCGTGGCCGATGGATACGATGGGAGCCTAGCGGTAATGATAGAGATAGAAATATCATGATTCAGGAAGAGCTAAATTCGGCAGACTTTACAGAAGTCTCCAACCTATTTGATATTAGGAGGGCATAACATGAGACGACTCGGGGTATATTCAGAAAATCTGCCAACAAAAACAACTCCGCAAGTGCAACCGGCTAATTTTTCTATTGCTGGATTATTGGGATTGTTTGAGAGAAAATATGCGGCGCCGGTTCTTGTAACCAACCAAACCGAGGCACTGGCTGCGCTTGGGGCACAAATAGATTCTTCGGCGTATGGACCTGACGCATTGAATGGGTTTTTTACTAATCTTGTAGGGACCCAGGGCAGCATTTATGTTTTGTCCTATAAAGGGACAGGCGCGGTAGCAGCTTCGGCTAGTTTAAATAACCTTGATTCCCCCGCAGAACCATGTTTAAAATTAAGTTCCGCTTATCAGGGAATCGATGATTACGGTTTATCCGGGAACAGAACAGGATATACAGTAACAAACGGTTCAGCTTTTTCAACAGCTGTAACAACTCTGCCAAGTGGCACAGGGGACCCCGCGCGAATTATTATTCTTGCTTCCGTGGTCGGAGTAAAGGTTGGGGATGTAATTAAAATTTCCAAAACCGGATATAGCGAATTCCATTATGTTACCGAGGTCAATGAAAACGCAAAAACGGTAAAATGGGCCGATTCGGATTATGCTGGTACCGGGGTTGCGGCTGATTATACTGTTGATGTTTGGGCTTTGCAGATTAAGACATATAGAAAAGATATCAATGGTGTTGTGTCTGAGGTTGATGTAGATTTGGGTAAGACATGGATTACTTTTAATTCTGCGGATTCTGGGAAATACATACAAAATGTATTTGCTCGGTCTTCGTGGCTAAAAGCGGCTTTGTTAACTGTCACTGGCGGGCCGACTGCTGCACAGATATATCCTGCAGATGTTGCAACGATTACCTATTTAGCATCCGGAGCAGTCGGGACACTCCCTGCCTCTGCATCTGATTGGGCTATATTGTATCCGTTGTTTAACGGATTGCCTATCCGATGGCTTGCTAATTGTGAGACATCTAATGCCACATACCAGGCCGCGTTGGAAGCCTACTGCGCGGGGAGAAGCGATAACCCGATTGCTGTACTTGTCGGAGCGCAGTCAATGACAAAAGCCCAGGCTGTAGCGGCAGGGCAATCATTCCAACGATCTAATGAAGTTGATGCGGTTTTTGTGCATAATTGGCTTGCGATTCCTGACCCCTTCGCAACAAGCCCGACTGCACCGTATAGAACAATTCCGAATGTAGGACATATTATGGGTTGGTGGATTAATTCTGTTCAGAGTTCAGGTATCCATGTTATACCGGCTCGAAAAAACCATCCACTTCTTGGCGTTTCTGATGTATATGGAGAACAAGGACTTGATGATTATACCCGTACCGATATGGCGAATGCCGGAACTAATGTTATTCAAAATATGTCAGGGCGTGGAATTATTGTAAGGAATCTTTTCACTCTTTCGACTGATAAGGCTTTTAGATATTCAAATGCTATTCTGATGCGAAATTATGTTAAGATTTCCGGAATTGATTCGTTGCAGGATTCCGAAAATACGCCCAATGACATTGGTCACGTTCGCGAAGATCGAATGGCATTTTTGCAGTTTATGCATAGATTGTGGGGGCGAGGTTCTACCGGAAATATCAAAGAAGGAGAAACTTTCGGACAGTATGAAAAATCTAGCGGGGTCCTTTCGACAGAAGAAGAATCCTACGAGGTTATTGCAGACGCAACGAATAATCCAGTTACAACATTACAGGCAGGTGAACGAAACATTGATATATGGTTTATGTTCCCTGCTCCGGCGGGATCAATAAAAATCGGCGTCGGTCTAATATACCGAGTAGCGGAATAAGGAGAAACTATGCAACCTAATAGCATGGCAATGAAAGTCCGATTTCTCACAGAGGGGGAGGATTTGCCAGGACTTGTGAAACTTGGAGAAATAGCGCTTGAAAATGGAGTTATCGAAGTTCCAGAATTCGCCCGAGTTAAGAAAATTCAGAATGGCGTAACAGTATACCCGGAAGTCCCGGCGACATTTGAAATAAGGCGAAACGTAAAGACTCGGAAATATCTTATTGATTGGCATGAGAAAAAAGAAAAACATGACGTGACGATTATTTATACCGATGCGGATGGAACAGAATATGAGCGTCAATTATGGCAAGATGTGGAACTTCGAAAACTAACTCGCCCGGAGGTAGATTTCTCATCTGTGTCGTATGCAAAAATGGATGTGATATTTCTGCCATACGAGATCAAGTCGGTGGATTCGCAATGAAATTACCTATGCCTGTTATTATTTCTGATAAAAAATATACAGAGGTGGAATTAAAAGAAGCCTCTGCAGAAATTGTCGCTAATGTTGTGAAAGACGTTGACCGTGGTGCTTTTTATGACGCATTACTTACATGGTGTGTAGGAGTTATCGATTATTTTGTCACCGATAATGACGAACAAATTTCTGATAAATCCGAGGTTAGACAAATTGCTAGATCATTGCCTTTTTTGTCTGCGTATGCTGTAACAATGTATGGGATGGCTAAAACTCAGAATAAAGACGAAATTAGGGGGAAATATTTGTGCCCTGATTGTGGCACCGCTGTTTTTGTTAATGACGATACCGGGCTTGATTCATTATCGGAATTAGAAATTTTATATATCGATGATCCTAAACCAATCGAAATAAAACTTTCTACTCCTGTAAAAATTTATGATAAATCGGATAAATTGTTATATGAAATTGAATCAATAACAATGAATTATCCGACATTAAAAGATTGTATTAAGGGTTTTTCGCAATATCCAGACGATACGGGCAGGATGCAATTTGCAACTTATTCTGAAGCTCTAGCGACAGTTAATGGACAAGTTCAAACGCCTGCCTGGCATGCGACATTCGGTGTAATGCTTTTCGGGAAAATGCGTTTCCGTGATATTGATACGATAGGAACTAGCATTAGCAAATACGGAGTCGTAACAACAAGAGAACGTGTATGCCCTAAGTGTTTTTCGCATTGGGACGCAGAGGTTGATTTATATGCTTTTTTCGGATCAGGCCTCAAGGGGAAATCGAGGGGCCAACAACACTCCCTCGGGCGCTTTGGGGCATAAATTTTAATAGAACTATGTTGATTGAGGAATCTTCGAGGATTTCTATCACAACATATGGAGGATTGAGGTTTGATGATGTAAAAAATATGGCATGGTTGGAATATGAAAAAACGGTAGAAATGATATCTCGATTAAGGACGGAAATGGATCATGGCTGATAAGACGACCTTTGAATTCGATGTTAGTCCCTTTACCTCAGGAATGAAACGTATTGGAGAAGGGATGACGTCAATGAAAAATATGTCAGAACATATCGGTTCGTCTATTAGTAGTGCGTTCACTAAAACTGC